ATTGCCGCCACTCAGAGTAAAACTAGTACTTATATTAGCTATAGTCGTTAGTCTGACACCATCAACGTAGCACCTAAGAACGGTACCATTTCTTTGAATAGCGATGTGATGCCATTTGTCAGCTACAATGCCACCGTTATCAGATAGCGTCCATTTAAGTGCGGTACCATTGCCTGTGTAAAAATAGAAATCTTTTTCAGTTCTATTATCAAAACCAAGNAAACCAAGTAGAAAGTGAGGGCCNTCTGTTGCGTAGTTTCCAAGAAAATCGCCATAAGAAGTGACGGTCGTGTGGTTAAAGAAAAACTCTAAAGTGAAGTCATCGTCACTCGCAATGTCATAATGACTTGCGTTTGTAAATTTAACACTATCCGCACTACCGTCAAAGAACGCACTGTCTCCTTGGGTCACAGCGAATGGTAAGTGGAAGCCGTTGGTGCCAAACGTCAAACCAGACGCATCCTTTGGTATCCAAACACCGTCCTTCGTTTCACCGAAGCTGTCAGGGCCAAGCGCAGTTCCATCAATGAAGTTTACTTCGCCTACGTAACCATTTAAATAATGAGAACCTTGGGCTGGGCTGTGGCCAATATAATGAACACTTGTATTGTTTATATATGCGCTTTGAAAATCTTGGGCCATATAATTTTCTGTAGAAAAAGATGTTTCTCTAACTCCATTGACGTAAAGTTTAAGTCTGTTTGAGTCAGTTGCTTGTGTGGTGTCTACCGATGCAACTAAATGATACCAAGCTGAAGGGTCACGCAGTTTTCTATTTGCTCTTAAAGCACCGCCACTGCTGGTTTCTTCAAAATAAAGGTCATCACCTTCCATGCCAAAAATGTAATAGGCACTCCCACTAGAGCCAGCACCTAAAATAGAAAAAGTTGCCACCTCAAGACTTGGCTTTATCCAAGCAGAAATAGTGTACGTCTTGCGATTTGACGCAGAAGATGGCGTTCTACTCAGATAAGGATTGTCTGCTTCATTGCCACGCAGACTCTGGTCTATCGTGTGCGAATAGAACGAGCCTAGCGCACCACCGATATCGCCGACGCCACCAAGACCAGAACCTGTTGAACCAACTATACTCATTAAGTTAAAGCTCCAGATGCTGATACTGCTATGGTATTGTTACCCGATGCAGCACTACAATAATAAGTCAGGTGATATGTACCTGCTGTTGCTATAGCTGTCAGAGCAGCAGCGTTAATTGCTACAGAAGCATGGGCGGCTACTGTGTGACCACCAGAGTTTATTAGTAATACGTTACCTGACTGACCTGCCGCTGGGTTATTAAAGGTTAAAGTAAAGTCACCACTTGGAGTGCATAAAAAGTTATTACTGACGCTTATGTCAAATACACCGTCATTGTCTGTAGTAACCGTGCCTGTTGCTCTGCCTACGACATTCACGTCATTAGACACTGTTAAGATTGTTGTACCCGTGGCAATACTCAACACATCTGCGTCAGCATCATTCTTAATAGTCACGTCCGAAGTAGAGCCTTGGCCCGTGAGGATAAGACCTTCTGCGGCAGTGTAGCCTATTGCAGCATTGTCACCTGCGGCTGTATCTCCATCCGGTTGGAAATTTGCACCTCCTACGTCGCCACTGAAGTCAGCGGCAGTACCGTTTAGTTGCTGCGTAAGTGTGACTTGTCCGTCACTTGCTATTGCAATAGCATCCGCATCTCCTACAGAACCTATCTGTCCAGCATTTGCAATCGTTATGCCACCGCTGTGAACATCCCTAGCAGTAAAGGTTGCAACGCCTACTTGTGCGAGTGTACCACTGATTTCTACATTGCCGTTGATATCAATCAAGGTGGAGTTTAATTCAATTTCATCATCTGCGTTGATGTCTAAGTCACCATCAGCAGGTGAGCCAATATTGATAGCGGAGTCGCGGAACTGAACTACACTTGCTGCATTGAGCAGTACACCCGTATCGGCAACGTGAGTTAGGGTTACGTCTTGGTCGTTACCAAACTGTATAGTACCAGCATCAGCAAGGAACAGGTCTGAGAACTCTTTCGATGCAGAACCCAAAGTAGTACCATCTGCACTCACAGGCAAAATAGATGTACCAAAAGTACCTGTGTTGATTACGGGGCTGGTAAGTGTCTTGTTTGTCAGGGTATCTGTTGATACGAGAGACACTAGGGTTGAGTCAGCACCTGCTGGAAGCAACATAGTGTTTGTTACGGTTGCACTATGTGGTTGCGATGCTACTGTTTGACCGTGACTATTACTTTCACAATTAAATACTATTCTTCCTGAGTTGGTGTTTCCTCGTACAACTACCGTGCCTGTTCCGTTGGGAGCCAAGTCGATTGTGGCGTTGGATGTCGTGACGATATCCGCGCCGTTCATGTCGAGGTTGCCACCTAACTGAGGAGTACTATCCTCTGATACGTTTGATATAGCACTCGATGTGGCAAGTCCCGCGACGACTGCACTTCTTGTTATCTTTTTTAACCCACCCCCTGATGTGTCCACAGCGAGGAATACGTCGTCGTTTGCTACCGTAGCTATTTCAGCCAAGTCACCAACTGCTTTTTCTTCAAAGCTAGTGCCGTCTGCAACAAGTATGTGTCCTGAGGTGACAGTTGGCATTATTAACTGACCGCCCAACGTTACGTTGCCAGTTAGAGTTGAGGTGCCTGATACGTCTACGTTTCCATTTATGTCGATGAGAGTAGAGTTGAGTTCAATCTCATCATCAGCATTGATGTCTAGGTCGCCGTCTGCGGGTGACCCGATGTTGATGGCAGAATCCCGAAACTGAATTACACTTGCTGCATTGAGAAGCACACCTGTATCTGCAACGTGAGTGAGAGTCACATCTTGGTCTGCACCCAGATTGATTACTGCTGCATCAGCAAGAAACAAATCACTGAACTCTAGGGATGTGGTTCCCAGAGCAGCCCCGTCTGATGCATCAGGAACAAACGCCGTACCTGCAGAGATTGTTGAGGCCCCTACTACGGTGCCGCTCACATCTAGATTGCCATTCACATCTATGGTTGTGGCTGCAATCTGTATCTCTGTGTCAGCAACGAGGTCTAGTTGACCGTCGGCACTAGAATTGATGTATATCGCTGTATCACGAAACTGTAGCTTTTCTGTTGTGGACATGAGTATGTCGTCAGAAAACTGGAAGTAGTCCTCGTCTTCCATCCATGTCAGAACACCGTCGCTTGTGTTACCATCGAATGTCACTGCTACGTCGGTGTCAGCACCCGTGCCAAAAGTGATGGTGTTACTGATGAGAGAGGATATCGGACCCCCTTCACCTGCTGTTCCGTCGTGTGTATGTCCTGTGCTACTGGCAAAGGCTGCTAGTAGTTGGTCAAATTCATCATTACTATCTGCGGCATTGATTGTATCGCCGTCAGCGTACGTAGATTGTCTTGTGTATGTTGCGCCCATTTACCTTCTAGCCCCTACCTGATATTCTAATTGAAACCCTTTTAGAGTGTAGGGCGCGGTAGCGTTTGCCCCGTCTTCTACTCTCAAGGCTACTGCGAAACCCGACCCTTCTACTGCTTTTCTAACAATGGGTTGAGATGGACCCCCATATACAGAGCTTCCGTATACTGATGAGCCGTATAGACCTGCAACATTTGTACTGTCCAGTGGGTACGCTGCGGGTCTGGTAGACGTATTCGATTCGTAATCGTATCTAACAAATAAGTCTGCGTCGATGGTAGACTCCGGTGCGTAGTTGACGTTCACACGTTGCATATGCTTGCGAACTCCGGGGTCTCCAAATGTAATGTCAGGACTTCTGTATTTTGCGTTGATTAAAGTTCCGTTGAAAGTGTTGCCTCTTTCTTGTCGGTAGATATACCCATCAAAACCGCCGTGTATGGCAATCACGTTTCCTGATTCTACAATAGTGTCTGTAGAAGACGGTCGTATGCCTTGTGTCTCTGCAAACTCAAACGCTTGACCCTTCATAACACAGATAACGCCGTGTGTTGCTATGTCTGCTGCACTGTCTTTTGAAAAGAATATACGATACTGGGTCTTATCGGGAATAACAAGCGAGTCAAAGCTACCTGAGTTAGACAGTTGTTCACGAAACAACTCTTGTACGTTTGCGCTTATAGTTCCCAGTTCCACGTCACCAATTCTGGCAGTACCAGCAACTGTGCGTAATCCGTCAGGGCCGAGGAAAATAAGGTCACCTGCAAATTCTTGAATGGTAAACCCGTTGACGCATCCAATGTTACGAGTAACAGGAACAATAGCAAAGTCACTCAGGCTACTACCACCCAGTTTAAATATTCTATTTTCACAGAAAATAAACAAGTTATCACGAAAGACCTTGAGACCAACGATTGTGTCATCGACCTTGATACTTCCTGCACCATCTCCCGTTTAAAACCGTCCTCATCGAACGGCTCACTGAATACCATCTCTTGTGGTGTGGACGACATGCCAGAGTAGAACATGTGATTCTTAAAAGCTACTACGTGCTTTGCGCCAGCAACTGCGCTTGCGCTAACGTCGGTTGCTGCTAGTGATGTGTTAAATATGGTTGGAGCATTGGTCTGGTCTACAACGATAATCTTTTCGTTACCATCAAAGTTATAACGCTCGAAGTTGTACTTAGCTGCATTAGTGCGGCCTGTGTCTCTGGTTGTCCACGACTCCGACGCTACGTCGTCAACTGCGTGTGCGGCTGCAGTTGTACTGCTTGTTGCACGAGTAACACCTGTGAGGGTAAACGCTGTTACTCCTGTGTACGTGAACAACTCCGAGTTTATTTGTACTGTTCCGCTGGAACTGAATCCAGTCGTGGAATCTACGTTAAGCACCCCTGAACCAGTCATGGCAGTGTTAGCTGCTATCTTCTGGGTTAGTTCACTAGACGCAGAACTGAATATCTTATCGCCTCGTGCTGCTAGAACCTTATTGTCAAAGATTGTTGACATAAGAACAGCTTCAGTAGATACGTTAGTTTCTGGAACAACGGCATTTACAAAAGGTCTAAAACCACTAATACGTTTATAGCCGCCACCTACGTCAGGCTCAAAGTTACGTAACTCAAGGGCTTGTCCGGGCTGCATAATAAAGGTAGACTTGTTTAGAACAAGACCACCCTCACAGTTGAAGGACAGNGGTTGTACTCCTTGTAGTTGTAAGTCAGGCATACTTAAACTGCTCTCATGTAGTCTTTTCTGTTTAGTAGCTCAATACGCATACGCTTCAATCCGTCTTCATACTCTTTTAGCGAAAACTGTGCTGTCTGGACATCAGAGCGAAACATGTGAGTGTAGTACTTGGCGCGAGAGTTAATAACAGGCTCAAAGCGTGTGGGTATAATAGTCGTGTCTGTAGCCGCAGATAAGTCTGTGTTGGATACGTAGTAGTCAAACTTTAAAGTGCGGTTACTGTCTTTTGGAATAGGAGTCAGGCCCAACTCGTTGTTGTATGTCGTGTACACGTACTCTGGGTCTGAAAATCTATCTGTGTTAGGTCGCGTGTCTCTTTCTCTAAATCTTTCGGTGTACTCCTCAAAAGACAAGTATCGTAGAGGTATAGACGGTACATCTTCACTTAGTTCTACAAACTTCACGTATGCGGCTTCTCCTGCGGCTTCTGTAAAGCTAACATAGTGCGTAATTGCTGTAGCAGTAAAGCTAAGTTGTGATAATAGTATTTCATTTCCACTGGCGATAGTCAGCGTAGAAGAAGAAGTCTGCGAACCACCAGAGCTTGTGCCTATTTCCGCTGTGAGAGTAGCACCACTCGTCTGAATAATAACTGTGTAGCTACGGCCTATAATTAAGTCTGTTATTGCTTGGCTTGCTTCTGCATTAGTGAGAAGCAGAGTGTTGCCAAACTTAGAACTAGCGGCAGGGGTACCGCCTACTGTAGTCCAACCTGTAATACTTGCTGCGCCCGATATCTCAAACGTACCGTTGGTTATAAAGTTCTTAGGCTGTAAGAATACGTTGTCGTAATCAATGTACTTCAACGTAGAATCAACAGAGGCATAGCTATAGATGCCTTTTCCTGCAATAACATCAACAGCACCTTCTGAACGAGTAAAGGGCCAGTTTAGTTCTGAGTTTAAGATATCAGAGACAGCACGGTTTACATAGTCCTTAACAGTCGTCTGTACTCCACGAGAAGCTGTAAAGTTAGAACTGGTGAGTTCTACTTCGTTCATGTCCCGAAGAACATCGTTTACCAATGTGAGGTATGTGCTAGCCATTTATTATTTCGTCTTCCTATACGTGCGAGTTTTCTTTGCAATTTTCTTCGGTTGCTTTGAGACCTGTTTCCCGCTCTTCGTAGCCGCTCGTTTCTTACGAGTCGTTGCTGCATATTCAGCAGGGGTGAGTGCCTTGATTGCTTTTTCAGGAAGGTATCGCTCTCCTGTAGCTTTGGGGCCTTGAGTAGAGGGTTTTCCACTCTTGGTTCTCCACTTTTGTTTAGTCCACGCTTTTAAAGAGCGTTGGCTCTTCTCCAAGGCCATCTATGCCTCCTGCTAAATAGGTCAATGTTCTCAGCTTATCCACAGCTTCCGCATATTTTTTAACTGCTGTATCCATTTCTTCAAGCAGATTCGGATGTTCACCGATAGCAACAGGATTTTTAAGGTAATTGTAGAATACATACTTTGCATCTGACATCTCCGCTTTGTACTTGTGGGATAGCGCATCTACAGCTAATTTACGCATGAGAACTCCTAAATACTATATTATACTGTTCTTCTAGGGAGAAGTCAATACAACAGCTACTAGAGAGCCTGCTGCTATCAAGGCTACACCTACGATAATAGCCACGGTCTTTAGTGTTTCGAAAAGTTCGTGCTGTTCCCTACGTTTTTCAATTCGCGCCTTTTTAACCGCTTCTTTAGCTTCTTGAATACGTCTCGCTCTTTCGCTTACGATGCCCGCCCATGTTCCGTGACCAAACCGCAGGTCAATCATCTGGCTCATCTCATACATCTTTTCTTGAGCTAGCCTAGCGTCGATGGTCTCTTGAGCTACAGACTTGACGTTGAACTGGTCTACGCCTGCTTTCTTGTTGCGAGACTTCTGTACTTGGCTTTCACCCTCGAACAGGTTATCTATGTGTTGTGCAATCTCGCCTATGTCGTTTGCTGTTCCAATAGCGGATTTAATGCCATCTACAGCACTCTTTACAAGTGCGATACCCGCTAATGTTTCTGCAATCATTTGTATCCGCCACCTGCTTTTTTGTAAGCCACCGCAAGCATCTGTGCTTTACGTGCTGACCATTGACCCGCTTTGCCGCCTTTAGTACCCGCTTTAATGCTGTTGAATAGACGCTTTCTCATGGTTGGCTTGGTGTAGTTGCCAGCCTCGTTTACACGACTCTTTGCTTTTTTCTTAGGTGCTGCCATTA